TCTACAACTCTCGATTCGTCGGCAGCGTCAGATGTGTATAAGAGACAGCCGTCAAGGCTCTGCTTTCACCATAGAGAGGCTAATGCCAGTACCGTACAAATTAGAGCTAAAAGTGGACATTTGGACGTCAAATACGGAGCAAAAACTGCAATTAATCGAACAATTGGGCGTGTTATTTAATCCTGCATTAGAGATACAAAGTACCGATAATTATGTAGATTGGACAAGTTTAACTGCTGTTTTTTTGACCTCGACAAATTGGAGTTCACGTAGTATTCCGATAGGTACAGAAACCCCAATTGACATAGCAACATTGACTTTTGAGATTCCTATTTGGATTAGTCCACCAGCGAAGGTTATGAAACTTGGTATAATTCAGAAAATTATAACCAATATTCACAATGCACAAGGTGACCTTTCAGATGCCCTACTAACCGATGCCAATTTAATGGGGGCTAGAATGTACTTGACCCCTATGGACTATGGTGTGTTATTAATAGGAAATCAACTTACCTTATTAAAGGTAAATGAAATGGAGACACCAAGAGAGCCAACATTGTCTACCCCATCCAAACTGGGTACAAAAGATTTCTGGCATGACTTAATAAGCGTATATGGTGCAATCAATGAGGGAGTTAGTTTAATAAAATTGGAGTTAGATGACCAAGTCAACCAAGTAGTGGGCACAATATCATACAATCCAGATGATGATACCACCCTAACCTTCACAGTTGACCCAAACACAACTCCTGCTAATACCATAGCACATATCAACGCCATTGTAGACCCAAATAAACAAAATGCGATAAATTTAGCAACTGCTGCTATTTCTGGTACAAGATTTTTGATATTAAATGATGTAGGTGATTTCACTAGCACTCCAAATTCTGGACCATTGGTATGGCGTGGAGCTGATGGTAGCAATTTAGTTGCCAAAGGCAATGACATTATTGAATTTAATGGGACTCATTGGTCAGTTTCATTTGACAGTAGCAACATAGATGATATAGAATATGTGAGTAATTTAAATACTGGCACACAATATAAATGGAATGGCGCACAATGGACCAAGAGTTGGGAGGGCGAGTTCAAAAACGGCAGATGGACGTTAGTCATATAGAGAGCGTTGGTGCATTTGTATTTTGCATATCAACCCGTAGATATCTTTTCTTGTTGAGAAATCAAGGAAAGTATGCTGGCACTTGGGGATTGGTTGGTGGCAAAATAGAAGAAAATGAATCAATTAGCAATAGTTTGGCGCGTGAGATTGAGGAGGAATTGGGTGGAACTATTCGTGACCCAAAACTAATCCCTATTGAAAAATTCACGAGCGACAATGGCAAGTTTATCTATCATACGTTCATAGCACCAGTAGATTCTGAATTTGTTCCTGTGTTGAATAACGAACATAGGGGATATTGCTGGGTGGCCTTAACCGACCACCCAAAGCCATTACACCCAGGTGTATGGCGAACAATAAACTTTACAGCAGTAGCACAAAAGATAAAAACTCTCGAATCGGTTTTATAAATCGGCTTCCAGAACAAAATCTCTAAAATTGATTTGACGTACATTTGTCAAATATTTCCACGAAGTTGGTAGCGGTGTTCTGCCTGCTTCTGAAACAATAACGAAATCTACCTCGTTGAATATAGAAAAAACTCTTGCTTGGTTTGCAATCCATTTGGCTTGCTCCACGGGGGCTTCCGTTGCATCATATCCATTAGAATCACTGTATACATTATAATTGTATCCAGCGGTATCTTGCCCTTCAAATCCCAGTAAAAATACTTTTTGATGCCCATCAAAACACGCAATATATAATGCAGTTGTTCCAGCATCAGCATATGGGTCATTTGGTATCAAATAAAAATTTCTCGGAAATTCCAGAGTGTTTAATACTCTGGTATAAACGATGTTTTTCTGACAATAGCCACTATTGACAATTTCTTGTGCAATATCTCTGTCTGTTGCAACTAAAAAGTCAACAGCATGGTCTCGGTATATGGCATTACATCCATAGGTTTGTAATGTTTTCGACCCAAGTAACCCACCAGAATGGTTCAAAATCAAATTGATATCAAATCTGTCTCGCCCAATACCATTACCAAATACGACTGCTTGGTTTGAAATTTGATTGTTCAAAACAGCATTTTGCACTGTTTCAATCGTATTATTCCATTGCAAGTTTTCATAAACTCTTTCGGTAATTATATTCTCACTAAAATAGGTGTTTCGGTATTTCTTAAAAATGTTTAACATATTAAATCCTTAATAAAAAGATTGGGTGGCGAACCACCCAATCATCGTTAGCTAATTAAACTCTACCAACAACTACTTCAATGACACCAGTATCACCATCAAAATTCTCAATAGCTTTACCAATGACTTGACCGATAGATGGAGTTGAAGATGCTTTTGCAAATCCATTTCCAGCACTTACTATCAAATCGCCCTTTCTTACTTGTCCGATAACTTTACATGGTACACGACCTTGTAATGCGATTGGTGCGGCAAATTCGGCTTCAATTGCTGAATTCATTAAGTACGCAGGGTTAGTAGAAACAACACCAGCAACTCTGGTAGTTCCCTCTGTTCCCAATGTAACTTCAAATTCACCACCGAACTCTAACACAGTACCTGGTTCATAATCGGTATCAGCAGCATAATTCTCTGCCAAATCCGCATATACCGCAGATGTTGCTTTTGCATACACAGTATTGAACCCAGCACCTAATGCACCAATATTACCAATACCAGCAGTACCACCATTGATAATCGCAGATACGCCATTTCCACTGTTTACGGTAATTGCACCACTAACACCTAATGCAGTTAAAGTACCAACAGAAGTGATATTAGGTTGCGCAGCTGTTTGCAATGTACCATAATGGTTGGTCGCATAGATACTTCCCCAAGATACAGTCACATTACCAAGAGTTGCAGCTGATGTTCCAGCAAAATGGCTACCAGTAATTAAGGAATCATAGATAGTGTTACTGTCAAATGCTACCTGTCCACCAGATGGCTCTGCACAATTACTGAATAATTTCCATGTACTATCAGCATCATTTCTAACAAAACCAGTATGTTGATAAACATTACCTGCTCCGCCAACAAAATGCGAATATATCCCAATATCATAGTTATATGGGTATGGATTCGAACCACTCAAATATAATAATGGGTCTGTTACAGTCAAGATACTATTGCTTACTGAGACAACATTAGCCACATACAAGTTACCTTGTATATATACGTCTTTGGCAACCCCCAATCCACCAGCAACAATCAATGCACCATTATTAAATGCAGTAGCATTTGTTGCATTGGTTACATTAGTAATACCAGATACCGCCAATGAAGTCAAAGTACCAACAGATGTTACATTTGGTTGTGCCGCAGTTGATAATGTACCTGTTAAAGTAGTAGCACTAAAAGTAGCAGCAGTTGCTGTTCCAGTTACCGCCAAACTTGTTAGAGTACCAACAGATGTTACATTTGGTTGTGCAGCTGTTAATAATGTACCAGTATAATTAGCAGCACTAACATTACCAGTTACCGCCAAACTTGTTAAAGTACCAACAGAAGTAATCGCAGTTTGTGCAGCAGTTGTTAAAGAGCCACCAATGCTACCACTATAAGAAGGCAAATATGTAGCAACTTGCGCATTACCATATGTACCAACTACGCCAGTCAACAGACTACCGTCACCAACAAAATGTGTTGCATTTATATTACCAACAACCGTCAAGCCTTGCGCGGTTGTAGTAGTAATTAAAGTACCAGCAATTGTTACCAATGCATTACCATAACTATCTGAGTTCAATGTGATAGAACTAGTATTGTTGTTCATACTTTGAACAGTCGAAGTAGTTGTTAATACACGAGCATCAATCACGTCACTACTTACTGGGGTTTCATTGAATATCAATGTAGAACCACTGATAGTGTATGCCAATACCGGAATTTGAACCACACCATTGATAGTAACAATAGTACCAGACGTTGTAGCTGGTCCGCTTAATACAAATGTATTAGCAGAGCCACTTGCAGTAAATTGGTTGTCAGCAACAACAGTGAATGAACCCTGTGTTGTTTGCCATTGACTGCCGTCATAGAACTCCATAATACCAATAGAAGTGTTGAAACGAACCATACCAGCCATATCAACATTACCAGATAACCCAGGACGTTGCGCTGATGTTCCAACAGGAATCATCATTGAACCAGTACCGTTGACCTTTAATGTTGTGCCGCCTTGTACCGCAGCATTAGAGCCACCGATTACAACACCACCATTATTATAGTCTGCGTATATCAATGATGTAGTATTTACACCTTGAACCAAGAATTTACCATTTGTTTGTGATGCATTGAATACTGCACCAGAACCAACATTGATATTTCCACTTATGCCAACTCCACCAGTTACAACAATAGCACCAGTTGTAGTAGATGTACTCGCGATACCAGCATTTGCATAAACAATACC